ATTAAATATACGCGCAAGTTATTGCCAATTACATTCGGCTGGATTATGTCCTTCAGATCAGTAATTGGATATTTTACCCTCCCTTTAATGGGCGAGCCTGTTCGTTATATAATTGCTTATTAAGTCGATTATATGGCGTCGGTATCTAGGTTAAGGTTCCTGACCGTGTACAGTGTCACGGGGTATCACTCAGCCTTAGAGTGTATGACTTGAAAGTCAAACAAACCAAGTACTTGAATGGGGTTTATTGTTTGACCTTCAATGTACTTACATCAAACAAGACTTGCAAGATTGATTCCCCTTCTTTATCGTCGGCTAATATCATCGGCTGATTAGACACTGGAACGAAGTTGCGATTCGACTATAGTTCCATAAGGGTTATGAACCGTTAGGCACCTGGCCAAGATCTGTAAGCCCAGCTCTGCCGATCTCTTTTGAGATGCATTTTATACTGTTGATGCTATCATCCAGTACCAAGGTTATGGGGCCATACCATTCATCTTTCAATGTTTTCCCGATAGCTATTGGAACCGAATTTGACATGATTGCTGTATTACAGGTCCGCTGTCATTAGTACGAACCAATATGGTAGGGCATAACCCTTGAAATATTTCGTGCGCACATTGCGCACCGATTTAATTCTTTCCCTTCGGGGTCTTAAAATCTACGAACCAGATACAACTACGATGAATACACACAGTGACTTTCAAGCGAAGAAGAATCGGGTTTCTACAAGATTTGAGAGAGATATCGAACAACGCAAGTCTGCTAAACGCAGATACCGAGACGTTAGGAAAATGCTTCCCAAAGTTACTCGCGAAAGAGACATTCGGAAGGAGCGCAAAGCTCGTCAGAATGTATCTGTCATTCGTCCTGAAGATGATGAGTTTCGTCAAGAGGGTTTTGGAGATATAGGCCAAGCTCTGCCTATTATTGGGGCAGTTGGCGTTGGAGCTTTTCTTGCTAAAGCAGGTTCAGCAGCATTGGGTATTTTACAAAATGCCTTGAAAGGATCAAACATGGCTAATAAGTTATTGGAAGATATTACTAATATCTTTCAATCACTTAAGAGTGCTGTTGTATCCTTGCTAGATAAGATGTGGGTTGTCCCTGTGGCAGTTCTTGCTTATTGGCTACTTGACAAGTTTGCTGGTAACACGGCGGTGGTTGTCGTTATTACAACCGCTATTGCAGCCATATTTGGTAAGAAGATGTGGGGCTTTGTTTCATGCCATTTTAATGTCGGATTTCGACAAGAATCTGGCTTTTCCGACAGTCCTTTCAAGGCTCTTATCATGTCAGTTATGTGTTTCTCATACTTGCCAAGAGAGGCTGGGAAACTCATGACTGTTTTGATGACGAGAGTTGCTATTTTACCACGTCTGTCATCAGGGTTGGAGTCTTTGTTCAAGATGGCAGTTTCAATATGCGAAGCTGTTATTAACGCCATTTTGTCTTTAGTTAGCGTTAAAGACAAAGATGGTAAGCAGAAGACTGTCTTCCTTGGTGATGCTGCATATAGGGCAGTTAAGGAGTGGACAACTGAATCTCACAGGTTTAAATCTTGTCTATTGGACAAACCCACAACCACTCAAGTTGTGGAGATTTATGACCACGTGAAGAAAGGTTATATTATTTTGCAAACCCTCAAGGATATGGAGTTGAGCGCTATTATGAAGCGAGCATTGGATAACTTGGAGTTTGCATTACAGCCTTTCATGGGAGTTGTCACTGCAGGCAAGAATTTTCGAGCCGAGCCCCATTTTGTCTTATTCACGGGCAAAGCGGGTGTTGGCAAATCTTCGCTTTTAGTGAAGTTTGCTGTTTCAGTTTTGCTTGCCGCAGGCGAAGCAAAACCGGCGGATGTTATGAAACAATTGTTCCAGAAGGGCTCGACAGAGTACTGGAATGGATACGTCGGGCAGAAATGCACGATAGTAGATGATTTGTTTCAAAAAGTTCCAGCATTGGGAGAAGCAGACAGTGAGTATGAGAATATCATACGAATGGTGAATGCATGGCTATTTCCTTTGAATATGGCAGATTTGCCTAGTAAAGGGAAGTTTTTCTTTGATTCACCTTTGCTCCTTGGCACTACTAATGCTTCCAATATACGGGAGACAAGTTATGCCCAGGTTGTCAAGACACCTGATGCCGTTGTTAGACGCATACATACACCTGTATATATTGAAGCATCTCCTGAATATTCCATTGATGGTAAGATGGATTATGATAAGATGGAGAATGAGTTCTTACAGCGTTTGACTAATTTGGGTGCTAAAGAGCATAAGACTGCTGATGATGTCCTTTCTTGCATACCTTGGGAAGCTTGGCGTGCAAAGACCATCAATTTCCAAGATTTCGTGTTTCCAACAGAGGGTGTTGATTCAACATTTTCTGAATCCATTGACTTGAAACAACTTGTTTTACAAGTTGCTTCGAGCTTGCGAATGAAACAGATGCAACATGCAGCGTCTGTTGGTGCTATGGAGAAGTATGCGGAATTACTTGGGGAGCTTTCCATTTTTGAGCAATCAGGCGAGGGTATCCCTACATCTTCACAAGAGATTGAAGAGTCCTCTGATTGTGGCTCTGATGAAAACATTGGTGGATTAGACGAATCCATCAAACCAAACAATCCAGGAGATATTCCAATCACTCGCAGAGACCTTTTAGCAACTTTTGCTTCTCTTTCTGACGCTGTTTCGGAATTTAACAAAGAAGCGACTCCCGATGCTGCTGGTCCGGACAGGCGAAGGTTTTTGGCCTTAGCTAGGAAGTTTCGTTCCAGCAGATCTGATTATGTGCTTTCTGAACAAGATCTTGAGAAGCGCACGAAAGAGTTTGTTAAAGCTGGTGCTTCTCCTAATATATTCCAGAGCTTTTTCATAGAGTTTACGAATTTGTATGCACCAATGTTCATTTATGATGTGCTCGACAAGAGTGTTGAATTTAATGCAATCCATGCATCCATAACTGAAGACCCGCGCACGGTGCGCTTACTTGGTATTGCGGATGAAGTTGCCAAGGGTGTTGCTTTCGATTACGCGAAAGCTGAGCGCACGATGTCGGCCATATTCGAGATAATGTCTCAGCAGGGTTATATGGATGCTCTTGGTATGAATTCAGGTAGCTTAACTGCATTCATGTCTTGGTTCGGTAGGACTCGGAAAGATCTTGACACCTACTATGAAGAGGGTGTCGCTCTTTCGGAGTGGGCTGATAAGCAAGCCACAATGCAGCACACTATCAAGAATGTTTTCAAATCGCTGCTTATTTCAGTTAAGAAATTGCAGCCATTTGGCATTGTGTCTGGGGTTGCAGGTGTTGTGGCAATTGTTGCTATGCTTAAGATATCTTTTGATATCATTGTTAAGCTCATGAAATCCGTGTATCAGGCAGTTCGTGCTGTGCTTGGGCTTGGTGATGAACCAGAGAAGGTTGTTACAGAGGTTGTAAAACCTGTTGTTGAAACACAGGGTAATCACCTTGCTGTTTTACAAGATGCTGAGGTCTATGATAAGATTTATGCGAATTTGCATACAATCTTTCTTCCCGACATCGATGTGCAGGTTGGCCATGTCTTATTTCTTGACGGTAATTTGGCTGTTATGCCCAATCACCTTTTTGCAGACATTACTAAGCGCCTGACTGAAGGTGTTATAACACCAGAGTCACGCCTTAGCTTGTTGAATGGCGCCGAGAAATACAACAAGATCACCATTACTGTCGGGCAGTTTTTGGCTGTACCTCGATATTCTAAAGCCGGTTTGATCACTGATAGTGTGTTTTTACACTTCCCGCGTGATATGAACGCCACGGCACGGGCCCGCATTTCTCAACATTTCGTGCTTGAAGCTGATTACAAGGCAATTGCTATGTCTGCCCTGCCATGTAGGGTGGATATGACACGATTAGCTAAAGCTAACGGTGTTATTAGGATGGCAAGGCACACTTCTTCTGCCCCTGTGGTGAAGAAAGTGATGAATATGCCAATAGGTCCTATCACACCGGAGTTCATGTGGTCTTCGAGCCACTTAACTCAGTTAGGTGATTGTGGGGCTCCTCACATGCTTGCCCGGAGATCAACTTGCCCTCAGGGGAGGAGTATATTGGGCATACACGTTGGTGGTAACGCCAGCTTTTGCCAGCCCATGGCAGTGGCTATTCCAATTAGTGGTGAGATGATAGATGATGCTAGGAATCATTTCAAATCCATCACTGATGATTTTGAAACCGACTTGGCAGCCAAAGGTATTAAGTTATCTATGGTAGACCTTGAAGTCCAAGCTGGCCTAAAGATGGTTGGTTTGATTGGCGGTTCATTTGAGCTTATTGGCGAGGTTGATACACCAGTATCTATTGCTCCCAAGACACGCTTCACTCATACACCATTGGCTAAGGATGAGCCTTTTGGACCATCTGGTTTGAAAATTGCTCATCTGAGCCCTGTTAGTGTTGGTGGTACTATAAAGTACCCCATGGTTGAGGGCTTGCGGAATTATCAGTCTCCACTCCTATATCGAGATATCCCAGATCTGGACCTAATTGTATCTATTGCGACACAAAGGTTCCAGAGAGAGAGTGTTTATGACACTCGAGAGATTTTTACGTTCGAAGAAGCCGTGTTGAGCCCTGCTTTGATGAAGCTTAAGGCTATAAATAGAGCAACCTCAGCCGGTTTCCCATTTGTGTTGGATGGTAAACCGGGCAAGAGAGCTTATTTTGGCTCAGGCGAAGAGTACGATTTGAGTGGAGAGGATTGTCAGAAACTCAAGGATAGAGTTTTTGACATTATTGAAGCGGCTAAGTGTGGTCGTAGGTTAAGTCATATTTGTATTGACTTTTTGAACGACGAAACACGACCAGCCGCTAAGGTAGATGCTTGTGCCACGAGGATCATATCAGGGACACCTCTTGATTATAGCATAGCATGCAGAATGTACTTCGGTGCTTTCATGGCTGCTATGTTCCGCTGCAACACGCTCTCAGGTTTTACACCTGGCATAAATCCTTACCAAGAGTGGTGGGTTTTAGCCAGTGAGCTGCGTAACGGTGGGGAGTATTTCTTCGATGGTGATTTTTCGAGGTTTGATGCTTCAGAACAACCGTACATTCTATGGGCTATCTTGAAGTTTATCAATACTTGGTATGATGACGGTCCGGAGAACGCTCGCATTCGCGAGGTGTTGTTCATGGACTTGGTCCATTCCAGGCATATCACGAATCATCATGGCCCTTTGAAGTACATTGTTCAGTGGACCAAGTGTTTACCATCAGGCCACCCTATGACTACTCCAGTCAATTCCATTTATGCTATGATAGCATTGGTCCTTTGCTACGCAAGAACAACTGGTTCTTGTGTTGATTTTTGGGAACATTGCTTCGCTGGTACTAATGGCGACGACAATATTGTTGCCGTTAAAGAAGATCGCATTCAGCTTTTCAACCAAGTCAGTGTTGAGAAAGCGATGCGTGAGCATTTGGATTTGACATACACATCAGGGTCTAAGGATGGCACCCTCATTGTCCATAAACCCTTTGAATCTCTTATTTATCTGAAGAGGAGTTTCAAAGAAGATTCAGGGAACACCCTGGCAAGAGGGGGTTGGTTGGCTCCCCTAGAGTTACAGAGCTTTCTGTACTCAGCTTATGTCACTCGGGCACGCAAAGACGTTGCTCAAGATATATGTAACAACCTGGAGTTTGCGCTTGGTGAGCTCAGTCTCCATGATACCGAAGTTTGGGATCGTTATGCTCATATTATTAAAGAGCAAATGAATCGTTTTGGCATGGCACCTAAATTTGGCGTTAACCGTGACAGTTATCGCCAATTTATGGCCAGCAAGACAGACTTCTGGTATTAAGCCTATATACGGCAGCAACTTTGTAAATACTTTACATGCCCCCTTTGTTGCTGTGTCAGGACAGCTTTCACCCAACTACTCAAGTGAGAAGGCATGTACTGTGAGGTTATGGGAATAACCCTCACTGAGAAAATTTCCCGCTACAGCAAGAGATGATGTTATACATGAGGATATATCCTCTTTGTCTTTAGATGCTACCCATAATTTGGGTTTAGCTGAATTTAGTAATGAGGCTACAGAAGTCACCACGATTAACCATGGAGTTTCTAAAGAGCTCATTCCCCTTCCTGATGAGGATTACCAAGATATTAAGAAGTATTTTGAGCGTCCTAGGTTGTGGGCTAAATACAATGCTGCCACTACGAGAAGTGTTATAGCTGGTATTGATATTAGCTCTGGCCCTGCTTTGAACCCTATTGCTCGGTTCTGGCCTGCGGACGCTTTGCGCCGTTTGGCTGGAGTGTATGCATATAGGTGTACCATTAAGTTTACATTGACGTTGGCTGCTACACCTTTTCAACAAGGTTTGGTCACCATCGGATTTCAGTATGGTGCAGGGTCAAACACCGAGGTACACGCTAGAGGCTTGTTTCCTCCTTTGTCCACTAATGTGCCACATGCTAGGTTGAATTTTGCAGATACAACCATTGCAGAGCTTGTGGTTCCATACATTTTTCCTTATGACTTCTTTGAGCTGACTAATACAGCAGTGGGTGGTGGTGATGCGGTGGACTTTCCAGCTGGTCATTTTGCTATAGTCCAACAATTACCTTACACAACTTTACCCGGTGTTACAGCACCTAGAATGTCATTGTACGTATCGTTACATGATATGGTGTTGTATGGCGCAGTGCCCATTACTTTGGGTGCCGTTATTCCACAGTCAGGTAAGACAATAGAGAAGGAAGCTAAGGAGACTAAGAAAGGTGTCAAAGCTTCCTCAGTTCTCAGTACTGTTTCTAAAGTATCTGGAACTGTGGGCAAAGTGGCTGGAACTTTGGGCATACCCTTTTTGTCTACAGCTGGTACCACGGTGTCTTGGCTCACAGATAAGTTGGCTGGAACCGCTAAAGCGTTTGGTTATAGTAAGCCTATCATCGAGGATTTCACTTCTCGTAATGCTTTGATAGCCACTGCACACGATGGTAATGTAGACATACCTGACCCCTCAGTTGTGGTTGCCCCATTTTCTTGTAACCGCTTAGACTTAGGACCAGTTGACGGAACTACTGTTGATGAGTTGTCTTTACCTTACGTTTTATCGCAATGGAATCAGGTTTTTGTTGGACAACTCACGACTTCATTAGCTGATGGCACCTTTGTGTATGCCACTAGATGTTCTCCAACTAATTTGTGGTTTAGAACAAACAATGGTACTCCTGGAGGGAATATACCATTACCTGTTTCTGGCACTTTGACCACTAATGCTTACGCACCCACCACTTTGTGTTACTTAGCACCTATGTTTAGGTATTTTAGGGGTGGTTTAAAGTTTAGGTTCACATTTGCTAAGACCAAATTTCATGCCGGACGTGTAGTGGCTTCTTTTGTTCCATCTACTGAAGATTTTTCTACTCTCAGTGTTGGGACAAGTCTTGTTCCTTTGCCTGAAGTGTCTAACGGTGGTATTCAACCGTTTACATCTTCTGCCATATTTGACCTTAAAGACGATACAGTCTTTGAGTTTGAGGTTCCCTACATTTGTACTCGCTCCTGGCTTAGCACTTTAGGGAGTTTCGGTGGCGTCACTTTGGGTATTTTGGACACTATTAGGACTACTGGAGAGACTGCATCAGTTATACCATTTTTAGTTGAGGTTTGTGCAATGCCTGATTTTGAGTTTGCTAATTATGTGGGTACCGGCACTATTGCTGCCATGGGTCCCAATTCGAACTCTCAAGTAGCATTGCTTCAGTCTGGTTTGCAGTTGGAGGAGGTGGATGACGCACCTGTGATTCCAATGCCAACTACACAACCTGTTAATTTTAGATTAGAGTCTGGAGGTTCTATGGATGAAATTAGTCCTTTGACTGATAAGGAGCGTGAAGTTTGTCATTATACTATGGGGGAGAAGATTACTAGTCTTAAAGAGATTATGCAAATCCCTTATTATAGTACTTATGTTCAAGCTCCTGGAACAGGGACTAATGTGCAGTGTACTTTGCCAAGCTGGGCTTATTATCCAGATGTTGCTTTAGCAATACCTTATAACAACACTGCTAACTTTGGTTTTGCGAATATACCTGGTTCTCTTATTGCAAACATGTATGCTTATTGCGCTGGCGGTACAACATATCATGTTTTTAGTTCTAACTCGGATGTGCAGATGTTTATTCGTCAGAACCCTATTGATGGTGGCGTGTTAAATGCCGTTCCGTCTGGTACGGTTTCTGATCCTCGGTTTCGGGGTCCATGTGTTCCTATAAGACATTATGCGGCTGGTGGCGCTGTTAATTTTCTACACGCCAAATGTCCATCTTACCAAAAAGTACCTTTAGTTCCTCGAGACAATTTTGGGCTTTTAGGTTCAAATTTTGTCTTTGGTACAGTTGCGACTGCACCAAGTCCATATAAGAACACTGGTTGGATACTTCAGACGGCCAGTGGATCAGCAAGTGCAACGCAGACTCGTTTCACTATTGGCATTTCAGCTTCTGATGATGCTAAGTGTTTTCAATACATTGGACCTCCGCCAGTTCTGCTACCTTCATCCACGTCTACGGCTACTGTCACTGAGAATTTTGCCG